GTTTTCAATCGAAGCTTTCTCTTCAGACGCTTCTTTACCTGCCAAGAATCCGTGTGGTGTCACAATAATCTTTCCGTCTTCATAACCCAATCCATTGATGTGGTTTTTCATTACAGATACTTTTGTTCTGATTGCAAACTTAACACTTCTTTTGTCTTTGGTAGCGGTAATCTTATTTGTTCCCGCACCTTTTTGATTACCAAATAAGAATACCAATGATGAGTTTAACCAAATGGCTTCACCACCTTTAGCTTTAATCTTTGGTTGACCAAATGGATTGTCAGGTAATTCAACCCAAGGTTGGTTAACAATAACCAATGTGTTTTCGTATTTTGAATCAGATTTACGTGAACCTGAAATACGTTGGTTGATACCCATACCAATCTTGTCCGCCAATACAGATGCGTTGTGTTGTTTACCACCTTTACCATCGTAAGTCATCTTACAAGGAACTGAACCAACTGAATCCCACAAGAATAATAAACTGTAATCCAATTCACCTTTTTCTTGAGCATCTAACAAACTATTGATGTAGTCAGTGATTTGTTCAATGTAGTCAAAGTCATTGTTAAAGATATAAAAACCATCCCAATCAATTTCACCTGTTTCAGTATCTACAACCTCATCACATTCAAAACCCATAAGTTTTGCATGTTCAAAAGACCATTTCTGTTCTGTAATAATGAATACAGGTAGAATACCTTTCTTTTGGGCATCAACGGCAGCTTTAACCAACGCAGTTGTTTTACCTGTGTCAGAGTGACCCAAGAACATATTTAAGTGCCCAATCGCAGGACCTGGTAGTCCAACAGCGTCCAAGAAGTCAGGACCTAAATCAAAAAATCTCTGTGGTTTGTATTTAGCCGAAGTAGAGAATTTTTTCTTTACCGCACTAAAATCGTTCTTTTTAATTGCCATAATTCGTTGAATAAAATTCTTTTAGGGTTACAAGTTTATCTGAAGCATTTGCAAGTTTTTCGACAAAATTATCCATTTCTTCCAAGTGTTGAGGGTGCTCCCCAATTCCTACTGCGTTCTCCATATAAACCATTAATGTTGCCTCAGCTTCAGCAACTTCACTCTCGTATTTCAATACAAGAGATTCAAACATTCTTTTTCCTATTCTATTTTCCATGTGTTTTTTTTATAAAAGAAAAGAGCTTGGACACTATGTCTAAGTAAGTGTCCAAGCTCAGTTTAATTAGAATGGTAATTCAGAGTCAACCTCGTCGTTAGCCTGTGGGTCAACGATTGGTGCAGATTTACCACCACCGATAGATGTTGTAGATTCTGTATCGTTCAAGTATACATAACCACCTTTTTCACTATCCCATTTTGGAGTTTCTCCACGAGCAATTGCTTCAAGATAATCAACAGGTTTTTTGGAATATACGTCCATCCAAGTCATCTCGTCATTAATCCAAGCGTCAGCTTGAGCTTTGTCTTCATGAACAGGAGCTGGGTCATCGTACATGATTGTAGAAATACTTGTGTACTCTTTACCTGCAGGTGTTTTAGATTTTGTCAATTCGATAACAAGGTCACGTCCTTTTTCAGGGTCAGTGATATCACCTTTGTTTCTCCAAATTGGAATGATTTTATCTAAGATACCATCATTCTTATAGTTGTGTTTAAATCTCCAAAATTTAACACCGTCTTCTTCGTGGTCACGGTCGATAACCTTAACGATGTAGAATTTACGAGATTTGTATTGTTTTGCTAATTCTTTGTCTGACTCTTTGCCCGTAGACATTAACTCTTCGTAAACCTCGTTTAAAGGTGAACGCTCGTTGTCATTTTTTCCTGGGTCAAAAAATTTGTTCCACTGACCACCAACTTGAATTTCGTGGTACCATGCTTCTTTGAATGGTGAAGAACCATCGGGTGTTGGTAGGATACGTACTCTACGTTGTCCTGATTTCTCCTTGTCAGAAAGGATACAAGCGAAATACTTTTTCATTCTTTCGTCTTGTGACATTTTACTTTGGGCCCCGCCCCCTTGTTGTGCTTTTTCGTACTGTGCCAATACGGCGTCTAATGAACTCATCATGTTTTTTATATATTAAGTTTAATTTGTTCTACAAGTATAGTATAATTTTCTCGATTTGTCAAATAAAAAAAGGTCACCTTTTGAGTGACCTTCCATTTTATTTTTGTGTTTGTTATTTGTATTTGAACTCGTCCTCAAATCCATTTGATTTGTTTTGGAAAGAATTCTTAATATCATTAACATTGATGTCGGTCACGTCATCAGGTGTTAAAACATAATCATTTTTTCCTGTCTTTTCCATCTCTTCTGACTTATCATCAAAGAATTGTGATAACTTTTGGTTGAATGGGTATGAGTCATAACTTCTTAACTCCAATTTTTCTTGTGGAGTTTTTTCTCTGTATTTTTCAATTTTGTTTTCAAGAGCATTTAACTTGTTCATGATTGCATCCATCTCACCTAATCTTGATTCCAATTTACCTAATTGTCCAAACAAGTTTTCAAAATATTCATCTTGTTTTGATTGAGTATCTTTTTGAGTAGTAACCAATTCAGTAATATCAAGTTCTTCACTATCTTCACTTTCATCCGCTCCTTTTTCCATCGAATCTCCCTCATCGTCAATTTTTTCAACATCAGGGTCGCTTTCAACGTCAATAGGTTCTGCAGCTCCAGCTTCAGCTGCTGGTGCTTCACCACCTGGAGGTGGTGGTGGAACCGCTCCCGCATCTGCAGGTGGTGGTGGAGGTGCCGCTCCCGCATCGGGTGCTAACGCAGCCAAATCATCAGGTGCTGGCTCAGTTGCTTGCTCCAAAATATATTTATTTATACTTCTATATCTTTCGATTTCACTTAATATCTTTCTGTCTATACTCATTGTATTAACCGTTTAATAATTGTTTTATACCTTTAGATGTTTCAACTCTAACTTTTCTGTTGGCGGTTGTTTGGTGTCCAGCTCTTTCAATAAGACCATCTCTTTCTCTTACAGTATAACAATCTCCCGTATCCAAGTCACAAACTTGTTTAGTTCCGTCTCCGTTATCTTCTTGAGTAAATCTTGTAGATTTCCCAAGGTAGTTGTCTAATGCTGATTTAATATCCATAATTATGTTTCTATATAAATATATCGTTATTTGTTAAATTTATGGTATGATGATTAGATTGGAGAACCACTGAGTGACCGATTGAGTTGGGGGAGTGGTTGGTGTTATAGTGTTTGCCAATATTTTAATTTTGTAATTAATTACACAATCTGTTGGTATTGTTCCTCCATTATTATTAATTTCATAAATAACCCCACCATCTTCAATATAGAATTCAGTGAATGTACTATTAGTATACGCATCCATTAAATTAACAACTCCTTGATTAATAACAGTTTGAACTGTCGTATTGTTTGATGAAACGGTTGTTTGAACCACTTCATAACTTAAGTATGGTGATAATGGGTCACTTAATATTTCCCAATCATTAATTAATGGTGTATTAATTCCAATCTTAGTATAACCAGGAGTATAGATAGTGTTAACCTCAGTAATACCTGTCATAGTCACAGGTCCTGTTTGTTGTGGTTGTGTATTACTATTTGGTAATACATTTGGAGCTACTGTTGGTGGTGCCGCAGATGTCTGTAATGGATTATAAGTAAACGTTGTTGTACTTGAACCATTACCATATACGCCCTTAACAGTTATTACATTGTTTTGAGGTACTGTTGTATTACTAAACGGAACAATAACAACGACATTAGTTTCACTATTAATAGTAATTCCTGTAGTTACCGTAATACCGTTTATTGTAATTCCAGTTACAGAACCTAAATCATTACCAATAATGTTAACTATTGTACCTTTAATACCAATTGACGGAGTGAACGAAGTAATCGATGGTGGTAGACACACTGGTGGTGGAAGTGTTGTAGTATTCTGATTATTGGTTGCTCCTGCTCCTCCATTGGCAATTTGTTGTTCTTGAGCTTTATCAGCCGCTCTAACATCAGAATTCGCGTCACCACTTAATTGAGCCTCATTTGCAGATTTCAATCCTTTTCTAACAGTTTCTTTTAATGTTTTAAATTCATCTTGATTATTATCAAAATATTCTGGTGATATGTTAGGATTCTCACTTGTTGATGGAGTCCAATAACAAGCATAATACTTTGGTAAACCTAATGGTGCATTTCCATTCTCACCAAATAAAATACGGTTAACATTTGGACCCAATCTTGCAATCATAAAATCAAGGAATGTATCAAGGTTAGCAAAGTTAGCAATTGGTGTGGAGGAGTTTACGTTATTATAGGTACCATTCGAATTTGAAACAGAAACGCACGATGCTTGTTTTTGTATAAAATAATTTCTTCCAACTGTCCCCCAATATACACTTAATTCTGCATTTACAAAGTTATTGTTATAACCATAGAATTTATCGGTATTAAACGTTTTAATATAACACATTAAATAAATAATGATTTGTAAGTTAACATCACTTGTTTTAGCAATAATCGCGTCGGCTAATTGTTTTTCCGTTAATCCAGTTGTTGCGGATTCAACAAAATCACCCCAAGTAACGTAGTTAGTGTTTAAAGATAATGTACAACTATTTGATGCCGCAGCAGCGTTTTCACCTATTTGTGAAAGAGCTGCGGTTTTATTTAAATTAGTCTCTGGTTTAACAGGTATATTTTCTTTTTTCTTTAATATTGCACTTTCAATCTGAGTTAATAAATTTTGATTTAAACTTTGTAATAAATTATCAATAGATGGTAAATCGTAAATACCTTGTCTAACACCAGTAAAACTTGTTTGGAATTGACCCGCTTGAATTGTATGATTAACCTCAGTTATTAAGTAAGGTCCATTAAACATTGGAACGTGTCTTAGATTAAAATACATTGTTGGTTGTAGTAATGCGTTACCTAAACAAATAACACTACACTGATAACTTCTTTTTTTGTATAAGTTATATAACCCTACGTTTTGTGTTGCAACATTTTTACCATTTGCTTGGTCAACCATGTTAATTTGTGTTTGTATTGATTCTGAAGTTGCTTTACCACTATCCATAGATACCTCAAAGGAGTAGAAAATATTTTGATTTCTAGTTCCTATATCAACATTAAAACCAACACATTTATTTGAAAATGCCCAATCTTTTTTACCAACTTGATTTTCAATTAATGGATTTTCAGACGCTCGTCGTAATTCAAATGAATCGTCCCTAAATCGTGAATTACCTTTTGGTAAATCTAATTGAGAA